AGTGTTTCATATAATAGTCAATTGTACAGAATTAGAAACACAATCGTTCATTCGTAAATTCCGACAAGATTTCAAAAAACTACCTGTTGAGTCAGTTGCTTTTCCGCGTGGTGTTAGTAACATATCCAAGTATGCGGATCGAACTAATATATATGGAAAGGGCACCCCAATACACGTTCGTGGTGCGTTGTTGTATAATCACTTGATCGATAATCAGGGGTTACAAGATAAGTATGAGAAGATTCAGAACGGTGAGAAAATTAAGTTTGTTTACCTCAAGCTCCCCAACCGTATCAAGGAAAACATAATTAGTTTTCCTGTACAGTTACCTAAAGAGTTTGATGTTGTTTCTAAGATAGATTATGATAAGATGTTCGACAAAACTTTCCTTGATCCATTGACTCCAATTCTTGATGCTGTGGGATGGGATGTTGAACCTAGCGCCACACTTGAAGATTTCTTTGCTTGACATGAAACCGAAAATGAACTATAATAAGTTCATGTATTCAATAACTATATTCAAAAACACGTTCGACAACAAGACACACAGAACCATGGAGTTCGCTTCGTGGTCTAAGTTCAAGAAGTTTCTTGTCAACGTCTCAAAAGAACCAGGAGTCAAAGGTGGTAATAACTCTTCTGCTTTGCTTAGTCCTGCTGTTTATATCAAAGACAGTACGCGCAGTAACAGGAACGTTGTGCGTTGGTCTCGTTGGTGCGCTGTTGATGTGGATGATTTTGATATCCATACCGGTGATATCCATCACAACCTGCAAACAATATGCGGAAACTATAATTTCGTATGTTACTCCACAGCTTCAAGTACTCCTGTCCAACCTAAATTTCGTCTCGTATTTCCATTAACACGAGAACTAAACAAAGAAGAGATCCCGCACTTCTGGTATGCTTTCAACAAACATCTGAAAGATATCGGAGACAAGCAGACCAAAGATCTGTCACGCATGTATTACGTACCCGCACAATATCCGGATGCGTGTAACTTCATCTTTGATAACGAAGGTGAAGATGTAGACCCAGACTATATAATGTCCCAGTGGTCATATAAGCCCAGCACAGGTAATAGTTTTCTAGACAGATTGTCTCCTGAGATGGCGAAAGCAGTCATTGAACACAGAAAGTCTTCAATGAATGATGATAGTGGTATAGTATGGAGCACGTATCGTGATTGCCCATTCTTTCCTAAACAGTTAGCCGTTGAATATATGTCTATAACAGGTACCGGGTGGTATCACAAAATGTATCAGATCATGGTTGCCACTGCTGGTAATGCAATCAAGAGAGGATATCCAATCACTGCACAAGAAGTTGCCGAGTTATGTAGACAGCTTGACAATGATAATGGAATGTGGTATGATAACAGACCACTCGAAGTTGAAGCTGATAGAGCAGTGGAATATGCTTATAAAAATGTATAGGAGAACCGTATGAGTGATAATGATGAAAAAATTATATCTTGGGATGACGTTGATCAACCCAAAAGAAAAAAACCGTCTCAGAACAAATTCAGAATTGGTATTCTTGGTCAAAACTATTTGGCACAATCGGTTAGGGTTTCTTTAGATACAAAATCGATTGACTATAAACATCTAGATGCCCATGATATAGATGCGTTGGTTGATTGGCAACCAGCGCTTGTTTTTGTCTGTACAGACATTCCTCTTTTGTCTAATAACTCGGTTGATGATGCGGTCTTCATAGACAATATCCTAAAATTATCTAAAAAAACTGATTCGGGTATTTGTATTAAAACTACTATTAATCATGATACGTTTAATACACTTACTGCGACAGTTGGTAATCCATTTATTCAGACTAAAGTGGTTTATTCTCCTGAAGTGTCAGAGAATGTGGATGATATTTTGAATGGCGAATTTGTCTTGTTGGGTGGTGCAGCGGCCTCTGTAAAATCATTAAAAGAAATTATGATGAATGTTACTTCATACTCTATGAAAGAGATAATTACCGATACTATACCCAATATTATTTTTACTAAATTGGGGTTGTCGGGATTTAAAGCCGTAAAACAAACCTATTTTAACCAACTGCATCAAACAATTTTAGATATTGGTGGGTCAAATCCTACAGCAGTTCGAAGATTGATGCTCAAACATCCTCTGTTGACCGATACCACATTAACTATCCCCACTTATATACGTGCTTCCATTGATTCAGAAGTATCATATAAACAGGCGATATCATATGGTGGAGAATATGCTAATTCAGATGTGAAACTTTTAGTCGGTATGACAGATAAACTTACTGTGTTAGACGAGTGCGTTAACATCCGAAATCTTAAGGATTGATATGAACGTTGAGATCTGGGGTAAACTAACTTGCACCTTCTGTGACGCAGCTATAAAACTGTGTGAAGAAAAGGGTGTTGAATATGAATACAAAATATATGAAATAGATTTCACTAAGGAAGAAATATTAGAAGAGTTTGTAGGTGCAACTACCTTTCCACAAATAAAAATAGACGGTAATCCAATTGGTGGGTACCAAGAATTAGAGGAAATATTATGTCGTTAATGGCGAAACTAAAAAAGAACTCAAAAATTAAATTATCATCTCAAATGGATAAGTCTGAGTTTTTTCAAGAAAAGGAAGTTGTGCCTACTACTGTGCCTATGCTAAACGTGGCACTCACTGGTAGTTTAGACGGGGGTATCACCTCTGGTCTAACCGTACTGGCGGGCCCATCAAAACACTTCAAGACTTCGTTCGCTCTGAAGATGGCAGCTGCCTACTTGAATGCCAAACCGGATGCAGTCATGTTGTTCTATGATTCCGAGTTTGGTTCACCTCAATCATACTTTGATGAGTTTGGTATTGATACTTCGCGTGTACTTCATACACCTATTACAGATGTAGAAGAGTTGAAGTTCGATGTAATTTCTCAGTTAGAAACAATGGAAAAAGAAGATGACGTTATCATCGTAATTGATTCTATTGGTAATCTTGCGTCTAAGAAAGAACTCGAAGATGCTATCAACGAGAAGTCTGTTGCTGATATGTCTCGTGCAAAAGCCCTGAAAGGTTTGTTCCGCATGATGACACCCTATCTGGCAATGAAAAATATTCCTATGTTGGCTATCAACCACACTTACAAAGAGATTGGTTTGTATCCAAAAGATATTGTAGGCGGTGGTACCGGTATTTACTACAGCGCAAATACTATCTGGATCATTGGTCGCAGACAGAACAAAACTGGTACTGAGGTCATGGGTTATGATTTTGTTATCAAGGTTGAAAAGTCTCGCTTTGTCAAAGAACAGTCTAAGATTCCCATCACCGTCTCATGGGAAGGTGGTGTTGATGAAATGTCTGGGTTACTTGATGTTGCAATGGCAGGTGGATATGTTGTGAAACCTTCTAACGGATGGTATCAGAAAGTAGGCGAAGAGAAAAAGTATCGTCTTGCTGATCTTGACAAAACCTTCTGGACACCTATTCTAGAACTACCCGACTTTCAAGAGTTTGTAAAAAAAGCATTCTCTGTGGGTAGTGCCGTTGTCGATCTAAACATTGAACTTGAAGGAGAATTCAATGGCTAGGGAAGGTATAGATTATGATCTTGTTCCTGCTGCTGATGATGGTGAAGGTAACAAACAGGCTTGGGATGTAAGATTTACTGAAGGTGATTTTGTTGAGACTGTTATTCGTTATGGTAATATCGCTTTTGAGAATGATTGCTTAAAGTTTAATTTTGTGATACAATCAAGCCCTGATGGTGATTTAACAGAAGAGGATACTAATCTTCAAGATTTCGCCGCTGATGTACTAGAGAGTATTTTAGAAGAAGCGGCTAAGGACGGATCTTTAGTTTACGGAAACCCAGAGGAAGAAAAAAACAATGAAGATTGATCTAGAACAAACTATTCTTAGAAATATGTTAACCAATGAACAGTATATGCGTAAAGTTATACCTTTCATCAAGTCTGATTTCTTTGAAGGTGTTTATAGATCATTATTTGGTGAGATAATCAAGTTTGTGGGTAAGTATAATAAACTTCCCACACTTGATTCTTTCAAGATCGAGATAGATCAGTCAGTAAAATTTACCGAACAAACATACACACACGCTCTTGACATTCTGCCTACCATCTTTGAAGCCAAGGATGAGAATGAAGAGTGGTTATTAGATACAACAGAAAAATGGTGTCAGGATCGCGCAGTCTATTTGGCGATCATGGAGAGCATCCAGATCATTGATGGTAAACACGACACAATGACAAAGGATGCTCTCCCAGACATCTTACAGAACGCACTGGCGGTGTGCTTTGACACCAACGTAGGTCATGATTATCTTGAGAACGTTGATGAGCGATACGCCTTTTATCATGAGCAAGAAGAACGTATTCCGTTCGACCTTGAGTACTTCAATACCATTACCAAAGGTGGTTTGCCAAATAAGACGCTGAACATCGCGCTGGCAGGTACAGGTGTAGGTAAGTCTCTGTTCATGTGTCATGTCGCCGCCAGTGCCCTATCGCAAGGTCGTAATGTCCTTTACATTACATTAGAGATGGCAGAAGAACGCATCGCCGAACGTATTGATGCTAACTTGATGAACGTTGCTATTGACCAGTTGGATCATATGTCAGAAAAGATGTTTAAAGATCGTGTTGGTAAGATTGCTGCTAGTACACAAGGTAAACTGATCATCAAAGAGTATCCTACTGGTGCTGCTCACACAAGTCATTTTCGTGCATTATTAAACGAATTGAAGTTAAAAAGAAAGTTTTTACCTGAAATTATCTTTGTAGATTATCTAAATATATGTGCGTCTTCTAGAATGAAGGGCATGGGTGGTGCTATTAACTCATACTCCTACATCAAGAGCATTGCAGAAGAGTTGCGCGGGCTAGCGGTTGAGTTCAATGTCCCTATC